GGAAAGCCAACTTAAAAATGCAGAAAATTGAGGAAACCATTTTTAAAATAGGTAATGATTATAAAACTATGAATGATTTATTAGATATGTATGGAAGTTACTGTAATAGTTTTTAATTACTTACAACGAATTGTATATGATTAGATTTTTAACGATTAAATAAAATAAATTATGATAACAGAAGAAGATATTAAGCACTTTGTTTGGTTGCACGAAAGAATTGTTAATGTGTATAAAGAAAGTGAAAACACAGATTACTTAATTAGAATGAGAAAGATAATTAAAAAGATGGAGCAGTTAAAAAATTAATTATATATAGTGTTGTAACACGTTTCAATGTGATTACAACACTAAGATAAAAAAACGTTTCAATGTTTTTTATCAACTGTTGACCAACGTTTTAATGTTGGTAGTTATCTATAATGATTATAAATAAAGAAATGTTAAAGTTATGTTAAATTTTGTTAATATGTAGTTGATAAATTTAAAAGATGTTGTACCTTTGATGTATAATCAAAAACAAATATATTATGGCAACTTACAGAACGCACTTCGCACACAATAGTATAACAAGTCTTTACAATGAAAGAAAATTAGAACTTAAAAATACCGTAGGAACACCTAAATGTGGTAATCTTAATTCAAACTTTCAAAACATAACCTTTAACACAAGTGAGGTTACTTGTCAGAAATGCATAGATAAATTAAATAGATTAAATAAATAATCAATGGGTGTAAAAGCCCATTTAAAACAGTATAAATTATGACTTTAGTAGTAACACCAAAAGGAAACATAGATAGATTTTTAGACCAACTTTTTGAAGTAACAATTTTACGTAGTAGCGGTATGAGTAACGGTTCAATAATGTACAGTGTTACAGAGAGCAATTTCGGAAGAGTAAAGAAACAATTAGAGGCTTCAATATCTCAAACAAGTTATAACTGCACAATAGAACTAATTAAATAAATATGATAGAATTAAATAAAATACACAATGAAAATTGCCTCGATACAATGGCAAGAATGGAGAATAATAGTGTTGATATTGTTTTTACATCTCCGCCTTATAACAGAAAAAGAAATGATAAGTATGACTTTTACGAAGATACAAAAGCAGATTATTATGAGTTCCTTGTCAATGTTATCGATGAAAGTATTAGGGTTTGTAAAGGTAATGTATATGTAAATATTATGAAAAATTACTATAATAAACAAGACGTATTTAAATTGTTAGGTAATTATCACAAGGAAATATATGAGGTTTTTGTATGGGAAAAATCAAATCCATTACCAGCTTCTGGTTTATCAATTACAAATGCTTACGAGTTTATAATATGTTTTGGAAGTAGTTTAAAATCCAATAAAACTTACACTAAAAATCATTTAACAACAAGTGTTGCAAAAATGTACAAAGAACATAAGGCAGTAATGAATGATAAAGTAGCTTCTTTTTTTATAGAAAACTTTACTAAAGAAAATGATATAATATATGACCCCTTTATGGGTTGTGGCACAACTGGTGTAATTTGTAAAATTAATAAAAGAAATTACATTGGTAGTGAAATAAGTAAAGAGTATTGCAATATATCAAATGAAAGGATTGATGGAACTTTGTTTTAATATTATTTATAATGATTATAAATAAATAAAATAATATAGTAAAAAGAATAAATTGTGCTTTTAAAAGCATTATATAATTATACTTATATATTAAGTTATATGTAATAGCTACATACATCTTTATCAAAATATATTAGACCATATAAATACAATGATATGTGCTTTGGGCATATTATATTCTTTTTTCAAATCAATCTTATTGTTAATAAGTAAACAACTTTTACTGTTTAATTTAGTTTATATTTATATAAATTATATTATATGTTAGAAAAGATTTACGATTCCCATAAGAAATGGATTAATACAACCTTAAAATTTGGATGCACTCAAGACGAAGCAGAAGATATTGTAGGTAATATGTACGTTATTATTGGAACGATGCTTAAAAAAGGTTTAAACATTGCTTACGGAGATGATGTAAATTATTACTATATATATTTAACGCTTAAAACTTCATTCCTACAAATGAAAAACAGACAAACAAAAGAAAAAAAGGTTTCAATTGATTTAATTTTAGATATTGAAGCTGGTTCTTATGTAGATTTTGATGCAGCAAATGATGTGGTTCTTGAAGAGTTAGATAACGTTCATTGGTATGATAAAAAAGTATTTGAATTACTACAAGGAGAATATAGCATTACAGAACTATCAAACAAAACAAATATAACTTACCATTCGCTTTACAATACTTATAGAAAAACAAAGCAAAAGTTAAGGGATAAAATAATAGAACAATAATTATGAAACTTGGGAACTTAATAGAACGGATTACATATTATACAGGTATTAAATGGATATGGAAGAAACTGTATCCTAATTGTAAATGTGATGAAAGGCAAAACAATTTAAATGGTATTGAATTATGGTAGAAGATAAATTAATATGGAACGGAGTTAAAGAAAGAATTACTTCTAAAATGAGTAATGAAGACTTTAAAACAATGTGTAGATTACACTCAAAGTATTTCAATCATAAGTACCAAGAGGTTTGCACTTGCAATAAGAATAGGTTAAGGCAATGGATTCAAGAATTAAGCGATAAATTAATATGAAAGCAAAAGAAAAAGCAATGGAGATTGCAATGAAATTTGATAAATATGGACAAACAGATAACGCTTTTAAGTGTGCATTAATTTGTGTAGATGAGATATTAGAAGAATGCTTGGATATTAAAGAATCATATTGGCACGAAGTTAAACAAGAAATAAATAAATTATGAAAGCAAAAGAAAAAGCAAAAGAGTTAGTAGATAGGTTTTGGGAATTAGATATGTTAGATGATAACGGTGATTTGTATTGGATAGGAAAAGAGAACGCCAAACAATCTGCATTGATTTGTGTAGATGAATTTATAGATGCACTTAGTTTTAATAGTTCGCCAACAGCAGAGGGTTTGACAGAATTTTACGAAAAAGTTAAAGAAGAAATAAATAAATTATAAGATATGAAGCAAAAGAAACATACAATAAACGAAAGAATAGCATTATTAGAAAAGATGTGCTATAAATTAGCATTAGAAGTTCAAGCAATTGTTACTGCAATTAATATGACAGTTGAAAAAGATAAAGAAGAAACTGAATAAAATAGCTGATATTTACTATTATATAAGTATGAATAATCAATTTATATCAAACTATGGAAAGTAAAAGAGGTGGTAAAAGAGAGGGTGCTGGTCGTAAATCAAAATCAGAAGAAATGGAATTAATTGGTATGTTGAATAAACATATTGATAAAGATGAAGCAATTGTTAAATTAAAATTAATGATTGATGAGGGAGATTTTAAAGCGATACAATTATATATGAATTATATGTACGGTAAGCCAAAAGAAACAAAAGATATTTCAATTACATCAGAGCAACCTTTATTTGATTTATAAATGTTTCAGACTACAACTGCAATAAAGAAATTACACGCACTTACAAAGCGTAAGAAAGTAATACAAGGAGGTACATCAGCTGGTAAAACATTTGGTATACTTCCTATTCTTATTGATAGATGTATAAGAAACCCTATAACAGAAACAAGTGTAGTATCTGAATCAATTCCTCACTTACGTAGGGGTGCAATTAAAGACTTCTTAAAGATAATGATTGCAACTAATAGGTTTAGGGATAATCAATGGAATAGAAGTACCTTAAAATACACATTTACAAATGGTTCTTATATTGAATTTTTTTCAGTAGAACAACCAGACAAATTACGTGGTGCAAGAAGAAATGTATTGTATGTAAACGAAGCAAACAATGTACCCTTTGAAGCGTATCAACAATTATCAATTAGAACTTCTGGAGATATATGGATTGACTTTAATCCAACTGCTAACTTCTGGGCACATAAGGAGGTTGCTAATCAACCCGATTCAGATTTCATTACACTTACTTATTTAGACAACGAAGCGTTACCACAGACCATTGTAGACGATATAGAATCAGCAAGAGAAAGAGCAAAGACATCTGACTATTGGAGCAACTGGTGGAAAGTATATGGACTTGGACAAGTAGGTAGTTTAGATGGTGTATGTATTAAAGAATGGAAAAGTATTAAGTTACCAATTGAAGCAAGGTTATTATGTTACGGAATGGATTTTGGTTATAGTAATGACCCCAGCACATTAATAGCATTATACAAATATAACAATGCTTATATCTTTGATGAAATAATATACCAAAAGAAACTATTGAATAGTGATATATCAAACCTATTTAAAGAACACGATATAAGAGAAATAGTTTATGCAGATAGTGCAGAGCCAAAATCAATTGCAGAATTAAAAACATACGGACATAAAGTACTGCCTTGTACAAAAGGTAAAGATTCAATTGTGTATGGTATCAACTTAATAAATCAAAATCAAATATACATTACAGAAAGAAGTAAGAACTTAATAAAGGAATTACAGTCTTACACTTGGATGAAAGACAGAGAGGGTAATACTATTAATAAACCAATAGATGCTTTTAATCATTGTATTGATGCAGCACGTTACGCAATTACATCACAATTAAAGAACCCAAATAAGGGAAGCTATAATATAAGGTAATGAATAATGAAACAATGATTGCAACGGTTGAATGTTATATACATCACAGAACAGATAAAAAGGTAAGGATTAGAAAACCAATAACACACAATGAATTTTTTTTACTTACAAAGGCTTATGAAAATTGTAAGGACTTTTTTATAAAACATTAACAAAAAACTATTATATATATATGAAGATTGAAATAAACGTACCTACATCACTAAACGAAATAACATTAGGACAGTATCAAAAGTATTTAAAGATAGCTGAAAACAATCCAGATGGTAATTTCTTGGATGCTAAAATGATTGAAATCTTTTGCGGTATTCCTTTATCAGAAAGCTATAAATTAAAAATGAGTAGCGTTACTGCAATACTTGATATACTAAATGAATTACTTAATCAAGAACCACATCACATACAACGTTTTAAAATTAACGATGTTGAATATGGATTTGCACCAGATTTAGATGAATTAAGTTTAGGGGAATATATTGATTTAGATAATAGTGTTTCAAGTTGGGAACAAATGCACGTTGCAATGAATGTATTATACAGACCAATTAAAGTAAGTAAGGTCGGTAAATATAACATTGAAGAATACGATGTAAAGAATCCAGAAGAAATGAAAGATATGCCATTAGGTGCAGCGATAGGTTCAGTTTTTTTTTTGTACAATTTAGGGATGGAGTTATCGAAGCATACGATTCTTTATTCGAACAATCAAACGGAGATGGAAGTTATTCAAAGTCAGCTAACTTCGGAGCAAAATGGGGTTGGTATCAATCAATTTATGGACTCGCTAACGGAGATATTACAAGGTTTGAAGATATCACTAAATTAAATGTACATCAATGTTTTACTATGCTATCATTTATGAAAGAAAAAGCAGAGATAGAAGCACAACAAATAAAAAGTAAGTTTTAAAATGAAAGGATTTTATCAAGTAACCGAAATAATAAAGAATCAACTGTTAGCAGATGTAAATGTCAACACAGTTACAACTGGAGATATCACAAGAATAGATTTATCGAAGCAAACTATGTTTCCTTTATCACACATTGTAGTTAATAATGTAGGTAACGAGGATAATATATTGCGTTTTAGTTTGTCAGTTTTATCAATGGATGTGGTTAACATTTCAAAAGAAGAAGTGGTAGATATATTCATAGGTAATAACAACGAGCAAGATATATTGAACACACAATTAGCAGTATTAAATAAGTTGGTGCAAGTTTTAAGAGGTGGTACATTACATCAAGATTTATATCAGTTAGATGGTACGCCAAACTTTGAACCTTTTTACGATAGGTTTGAAAATGAAATGGCTGGTTGGGCATTAACATTTGATGTTATAATACCAAATGATATTAATATATGTTAAGCAATGTTAAAGACGAACTAAATAGATTTGCAAAGTATGTAATCTCACAGTCAAGGGCAAACTTAACAAGGGCTAAAAAAGGTGGTGGTAGTTTATATAAAAGTTTAGATTCTAATGTAAAGGTTTCTAAAAATAGTTTTGAATTAAGTTTCCTAATGGAAGACTATGGTGTATTTCAAGACAAAGGTGTAAAGGGTAAAGACCCCTCAAAGGTTTCGCCAAATGCAAAAATAACTGGTCAGCAAGCACCCAATAGTGAATATAAATTTGGAAGCGGTAAAACTGGTAATTACAAAGGTTTTGTTTTAAGCATTGAGAAATGGGCAAAGAAAAAGAATATAAGGTTAAGGGATAAAAAAGGTAAATTTACAAAAGGTAATTATAAAACTATTGCACACATTATTGCTGGTAACATTTACAACAGAGGTATTAAACCAAGTCTATTTTTTACCAAACCATTTGAAAAAGCATTTAAGAATATTGACAAAGACTTAATTAAAGCATATAGATTAGACATAGAAACACTAATGGAAAACAGTATAAACAATAAATAACAATGGCAATAATAAACGCAAGAAGTCCCTATTATGTTTCAGTAACAAACTCATCTATTGCTTATGCAACTTTAGACGTATATATATGGACTGGGGATAAATCAGCAAGTGTACCAATTGATTATTCTTTAAAGAAAAATAAACATACAACAGAAACTAAGATTAGTTTTGAAATAGCTGAATTAATTAGAGATGATTTAGACGTACCTTTTGACGGAAATTATACAACATCTTCAACTTCTGATGGTGCTACTAAATGGGTTAAAACAATTATAAAGGCTTTTAATTCTTCGGATGTTCAAGTAGGTTCTACCATTACAGAAACTAATTTAGCAGTTAATGGATACGGTTATTTTGAAGAGGGAAGTTCTTTTACAATGTCTAATGAATCATTGTTCGCAAGTGAGGGGGATATATTCTTACCTAAATTTGGAGATTCCAATATTGCTATTTATACCGAGAACAATCCAACTGTATTGCTTTTAGATAGTGATGGTGTAACCGTTGATACATCTACATTTACTTCAAGCGTTGATAGTGATAAACAAATAAAGTACGTTTCACTATATCCCGAATTAATAACCAACTTAGGATTTGATGATGATACAGATTGGAGTAAGCAATCTAATGACGTTATAGAAGATGGTTTATTTTATTTTGGTGGTCAATCTGGTAATAGATACCCAAGCACATTTACACCAGTAACGGGTACGAATTATATTTTAAACTTCACTATCACGGAAGTAAACTCTGGTTTTTTAAATGGTGTATATGATGGTAGTGGTGGGGTTAATCTTACGGGTAGAATTGACAAGGTCGGAGATTACTCTGTTCAATATACGCAGACATCAACATATTTTAATTTAGTTTCATTCTTTGCTTCAGTAGGTTTTGATGGTGCAATGGATAACGTTTCTGTAAAAGAGGTTTATGATGTTTCTAAAATAAGTGTTACAGATGATAACGGAACAACTACCGCAAATGTAAAGCAAGTTGAAGATTGTAAATTCACACCTCACAAAGTTACATTTGTAAATAAGAATGGAGTTTTAGACGATATGTATTTCTTTAAGAAGTCTACTAATAGTATGACAACTAAAAGAGAAAACTATAAAGGCAATACAATAAAAGCAGATAATACTTATAGCATTAATCAACACAATAAAGTTGACTTTAATATTACTGCAAATAGTATGGTTAAATTGTCAAGTGGATTCTTAAATGAATCTTCAAATGAAAAGTTTAAGCAATTATTATTATCTGAAAAGGTTTGGATTACAAGAACGTTTAAGAACTCTGAATTAGTACTGCCTATAAATATAAAAACAAATGATATATCTTACAAGACATCTTTAAATAATAGGCTGGTAGAATATTCAATTGAATTTAATGATTCGTACAACGCAATAAACAACATCAGATAGATGCAGAAAATACAACTATATATTGAGGGGCAAAGAGTTGATATGTTTAAAGATGAAAGTGTTACTATAACGCAATCAATAAAAAACGTAAAAGAGATTGGTAAAGTGTTTACTGATTTTTCAAGAACCTTTAGCCTACCAGCATCTAAAACAAATAATAAAATATTCAAACACTATTATAATTTTGATATTGATAATGGTTTTGATGCACGTATAAAAAAGGCTTCAAATATAGAGTTGAATGATTTATCTTTTAGAGATGGTTTAATTAAATTAGAAGGAGTTGATTTAAAAGACAATAAACCACATACATATAACATTACATTCTTTGGAAGTACGGTTACCTTAAAAGATACTTTAGGGGATGATAAGCTATCAACTTTAAGTAGTTTAGTTTCATTAAATAAAACTTATGATGCACCTACTGTAAAAGATGCCTTGCAAGATGACCCATCTACAAATGATATTATAGTTCCTTTGATTACACATACTCAAAGATTAACCTATGATAGTTCAACGAATGACCAAAGTGCTGGTAATTTAGCGTATCATAGTGGGCATATTAAGGGTGTTTTATATACAGATTTAAAATACGCAATTAGATTACATTCTATTATTGAAGCAATAGAAAGCAAGTATTCTATTTCATTTAGTAATGATTTCTTTGTAAATACAAATGCACCTTATTACGGTTTGTTTATGTGGTTACACAGAAAAAAGGGAGAGGTTGAAAATTTAAGTGGAGTAAATCAAGCCATTGTAAATTCATTTCCAAACGGTTCAGATGCAAATACATTGTCGTCTATAAGCAATCAAACAACTTTAACTTTGACTGGTACTGAAAATAAATACTTTTCAAAACAGTTAGTAACGGAAACTTCAAGTAGTAATATTTATAGTGTATCCGTACAAAATAACGGAGTTGAGGTTTATAATACTGGAAACGTTACGGGTAATATTACGATTGATTTAACTGGTATAAATTTTGGTACAAGTGGAACAGTTGTTTACATTGAAAGTTCAAGTACTATTACTTTTGGTAAAATAGAATGGCAAATAGGATACAGACCATCTGCATCTCAATTATATAACAAGTCTTACACTATTTTAAATTTTGGTTACATAAATATATTTACGTTTGATATTACTCAACAAATACCAGATATGAAAGTCATTGACCTTTTGAGTGGGTTGTTTAAAACTTTTAACCTTGTAGCATACGTAGAAAAAAACGAAACACAAATCACAGTAAAAACTTTAGATGAATTTTATGCTAATCCATCTGCAAGTTCTCCGCATAATATAGACAAATATATAGACGTTGAAAAAAGTAAAGTTAATTCTGCTTTGCCATATCGTAAAATTAATTTACAACACGAAGATACAAAAACATTTTTAGCAGCAACACACGAACAACAATTTGGAAAGGCTTGGGGTAAATCAGAATACAATGGAGGGGAAAAATTAGATGGTAGTATTTACGATATAAAAACGCCATTTGCTCAAATGAAATATGAAAGACTTATAGACTCAAACGGAGGTGCGGTAAAGGGTGTTCAAGTTGGTTATTTTGTAGACGATAATCAAGAAAGCTATTATGGTAAACCTTTAATATTTTACCCTATAAGAAGAGCATCTTCAACTCAAATATCTTTTTTAAATTCAGTAACAGACCAAGACCCTATAATTACTTATAATATACCATCTAATAGTGTTGCGTTGGCATCATCTACGAGTGCTTATAATATGAACTTTAACGCAGAGCAAAATGAATGGGGTGCTTTAAATTCAACACCAGATAATGGTTTTATTAATTCATTATTTGAATCTTACTATAAGAATTTTATAATAAGTTCTTTTAATCCATCAAACAGAATTACAAAAGTAAGTGCTTATTTGCCTTTAAAAATATTATTAAATTACACATTAGCAGATAGATTTATATTAAATGGGCATTCATATAAAATAAATTCAATAACAACAAATTTAGAAACTGGTAAATCTGAATTAGAATTACTAAATGACTTATGATAAAAGAAATATTAGATTTATTAAAGGACACTAAATGCAAAGCAGAGGTTGTTCAGTTAGCAAAAGGAAAAAATAAGTTTCCAGATAGTTTTAAAGAAGTATTTACAAGACAAAAACAACAAATAGAATGGAAAAAGTAGTTATTGAATTAGAAGCTAAAACAGACAAAGCACTAAAAGGGATTGATAATGTTGCAAAGAGTGTTGAGGACTTAAATAAATCAGTTACAAAAGGCAATAAAGATACTGCTGCTGGTTTAAAGGATGTTGAGAAGTCAAGTAATTTAGTTGGTAAAGGAATTAAAGGAATAGGTACTGCTATAAAGGCTGCTGGTATTGGTTTGATTATTGGATTGCTTGGTACATTAAAAGAATTGTTTGAACAGAATCAAAAAGCAGTTGATTTATTTAATGTTGTTTTTGAAACTTCTGCAAATGTAGTTGGTCAAGTTGTAAATGCTTTCACAGATATTTACACCTCCTTAAATCAATCGACTAAATCATTTGAATCTTTAGGCAAGGTTATGAGCAGTGTTGTGACTTTAGGTTTAGCACCTTTTAAATTAGGTTTTTATGCCATTAAATTAGCAGTACAAGAAACGCAATTAGCGTGGGAAAATTCCGTTTTTGGAGGCAAAGACCCTTTAGTCATTAAAGAATTAAATGATTCTATAAAAGAAACCAGAGATAATTTAGGCGAAGTTGCAGATGCTACAATAAAAGCTGGTTCTGATTATATTGATAATTTTGTAGGTGCTTGGTCTGAAATAGGCGAAGTAGGTAAAGTAATTGTAAAAGAAATTGGAGAGGTTAGTGTATCTGCTGCATACCAAACTGCAAAAGCAAATGTTGAATTACAAAAGTCTGCTGAATTGGCTGCTGCAAGACAAGGTCTAATATTTGAAACTTTTGATAGACAAGCAGAAAAATTAAGACAAATAAGGGATGACGAAACACAATCTATAACAGACCGTAAAAAAGCAAATGACGAATTACTTGTAAAGATTCAAACTGCCGAAGAAAGTATGTTGGCACAAGCTAAATTACAATTAGCTTTAGCAGATGCAAACCTTAAAAAAGACAAAGACAACGTAGAATTTAAAGTTGCACAAATAGAAGCTACAAAAGAATTAGCTGGTATTGAAGCACAAATTGAGGGTATTCGTTCAGAGCAAAAATCAAACGCTTTAGCTTTAGATAGAGAGTCTTTAGAATTAACAAACTCAAAGATTGATGCTGATGCAGAATTAAATGCAAATAAAAATCAATTTGAAGCGGAGCAAATAGAAAGTGAATTATTAAAGTTAGAAAGACAAAAATTATTAAACGAACAAGAATTAGCTTTAGAAACTGAACGTTTAGAAAATAAAAGGAATTTATATAAACAAGGAACAATTGCTTTTCAAGATGCATCAAATGAATTGACTGCATATCAACAAGCTAATGGTCAGAAGCAAACTGAAATAGATAAGGCAATAGGAAAGTCTAAAGAAAAAATTGCTTTAGATTCTCTTGGTGCAATTGCTGGAGTATTAGGTCAAAACAGTAAGTTCGGAAAAGCATTAGCAATTACAAGTGCTATTAGAGATACATATACTGGAGCAAATAAAGCTATTGCACAAGGTGGTATTTGGGGGGCAGTTGCAGCCGCTGGAGTTATAGCATCTGGATTTGCAAACGTTAAACAAATAGTTGGTACAAAAGAACCAGCAGCACCATCATTTGCACAAGGTGGCGGAGGGGGTTCTACACCAGCACCATCTGCACCATCTTTACCACCAGCATTTAATGTAGTCGGAGCAAGTGATACAAACCAATTAGCGGATGCAATAGGTGGACAATCACAAGAACCAGTTAAAGCATATGTGGTTTCTGGAGATGTAACATCTGCACAATCAATGGATAGAAATATAATTGATGGTGCTTCAATTTAAAAATACAAAATAATTTAATAAATACATTATATACTTATGAGAATTATAGAATTAATTTTAGATGAAGATGAAGCAATCGGAGTAGAAGCTGTGTCGCTGGTAAATTCTCCAGCCATTGAGTCAGATTTTATTGCACTTAATAACCAAGAAATTAAACTTGCAGAAATAAACAAAGAGAAACGTTTGTTAATGGGTGCTTTATTAATACCACAAAAACCTATTTATAGAAAAAGCGGTAAAGAAGAATACTATATTTTCTTTTCAAGAAAGACAGTTGAAAGAGCATCACAAATGTATCTTCAAAATGGTAATCAATCAAATTCAACATTAGAACACGATTCACAATTAAAGGGTTTAACATTAGTTGAAAGTTGGATTGTAGAAGATAAAGAAAAAGACAAGACTGCATTGTATGGTTTAGATGTTCCAGTTGGGACTTGGATGGGTTCTGTCAAGGTTGATAATGACGAAGTTTGGAATGATTATGTGAAAAGTGGTAAGGTAAAGGGCTTCAGTATTGAGGGTTATTTCGCAGATAAATTAGAAAGACCAAAAGAAGAAATAGAAGAAAACCTATCGGCAGAAGATAAACTAATAAACGAACTTAAAAAAGCATTGTCATAATGAGAGCGGTTTATTGTAAATGTTTAAACACTTACTCAATAGAGTGTAAAACAAATCCAGTAAAAGGATGTGAAACTCCAGAGTATTGGAAGCAAGGGATTGGAAACATTAGCAACACAGAAGAAGAATAAATTAATATATAACTATGAACACACAAAGAGAGGTATTTAATAAGCTATTTAAAGAAGATAAAACAGAATTGGCAACGCAGAAAGTTGATATGTCTTTAGCTTCTGATGGTAAAACTAATATGTTTAAGGCAGTAGAAAAAATTTACAGAAATGGTGAAGATTTAGTTGACGAATTTGAAAATAATAAAAAAAGGGCTAACAGACAAATACAAAGTGTTGAAAAATCTTATGATAAAGCAGTTAAAATATATAAAGAAGTATCAACAGATTTAGAAAAAAAAGCCAGTGAATTAGATATTGCACCAAACAATATACCAGATTATGATAAATTATTAAAATCACTTGATTTTTTACGAAGAAAAAAAGACGAAATTATATCTAATTTAAAGAAATACATTTAATATATAACTATGAACACACAAAGAGAAGTATTTAACAAATTATTTAAGGAAGAGAAAACAGAATTGGCAACGCAAAAAATTGAGTTGGCTACACAAAAACAAGTGTTTGCAGCAACAGATAAATTAATTGCTGGGCAAAGAGATGTTGACAAAGGGCGTGGTAAATTAGAACAATCATATCCACAAGCATTAAAAATTATATCTGAAATTGAATCACAAGCTAAAGAATTGGGAATGAATCCTAATGATATAAAAGGATTTAAATCGCTAACAATAGAAGTAAAAAACACAAAAAGTTCATATCTATAATTAATAGTATTTAAATTCTATATAACCAAAACACAAAATCAATCTTAATATCTATTATATAAATATGAATACAAAAGAAACGTTAAACAAAGTTAGAACCTTGCTCGGTATCGAAGTGAAATTAGAGCAAATGAAACTTGATAATGGTGCTATTTTAGAAGCAGAAGTATTTGAAGTTGGTGCAGAAATCTTTGTTGTCGCAGATGAAGAAAGAGTTGCAGTACCAGTTGGAGAATATGTTGCAGAAGATGGTTCTACTATCGTAGTTTTAGAAGAAGGAGTAATTGGAGAAATCAAAGAAGCTGGAGAAGAAGCACCAGCAGAAGATGAAGCACCAGTTGAAGATGAAGTTGTTGAAGAAGATTTATCTACGGAAACTGCAACACCTAAAAAAGTTGTTGAATCAATAAGTAAAGAAACTTTCTTTTCTGAAATTGAAAAGCTAAGAAATGAAATCAACGAACTAAAACTTGCAAAAGTTGAAGTAAAAGAAGTTGAAGAAGTATCTGTTGAATTATCTGTTGACGAAGTAGAGGGAATATCTCACAATCCAGAAAACGAAACAAGTAAAAAAGAGTTAAACCTTTACTCTCAAAAAGGTAAGAATAATACAATTAATAGAATTTTTAACAAATTAAATAAATAAAAAATGAGTTTATCAATTACAAGTACTTACGCTGGAG